ATGTACAAACTGATTGAAAGTTATGAAGCCGGTGGCGACATCACCAAGGAGTGGTTCGTGAAATACCAATTCCTAATCCCCGACCAGCTTCGGAAACCGGGAAAAAGCGATTGGAAACGGTTTAAGATCTATAACGGTATTAACTGTCTCCACACCAAAACGGAGAGAAGGAAGAAGATGGCTATCATCAAGCAAGGTATCAGAAAACTCCTTGCCGGAGGCTTTAACCCTTTTCTCGAGTTCGACCTATGCCAAGACGCAACCTATAAAGACCGGGCTTTGTTATCCTGCATAGATACTTATCTGGAAGAAATTCGATCAAATGTAAAAGCATCTACTTATGACAAGTACAGAAGCAATCTGCTTTTGTTCAGGAAATGGCTTACCGACACTGAACAAGGTTGCACTTTAATCTACAATACAGGAAAGGAGGTTGTGCACTCCTTCCTGAAGCATCACCAGAAGGAAAGGCAATGGTCAAACAAAACCTACAATCATTACCTGAATAGTATCCACGCCTTTTTTCAGTACTACATCGACAATTTCGACAACTATGTCGAAAAGAACCCGTGCCGTACCTTAAAGAGGTTAGAGGTAACAAAAAAAGGAAACAGGCCCTTTGACAATTATGAGTTCAAGACGGTACTGGACTATCTAAAGAAGAACAGCAGTCCTTTATATGACTTCTGCCGGTTTACCTACTACTCCTGTATGAGACCTAACGCGGAAGCCAGGCTCATACAGATTTGCGATATTGATTTGGTTTCGCGCCGCATCCGGATAGGATCTGATATTACTAAAGGAAAGACTACGCAAGTAATACCTATTGACAGCTGTTTTTTAGATTTTTTAAAGGAAATCAAGATAGAGCGCTATCCTCGGCATTATTATTTATTCGGTCCTAAGGGAGTTCCGGGAGAAACACCTGTACATGAGCGATATTTCGGCGATATGTTTGCTTTGGTAAAGAAAAAACTCAAAATCCACGAGGATGTCACGCTTTATGCTTTTAAGCACACACGGGCAATACACATGGTAGAGGACGGCGAAAAACTTTTCAATGTCATCAAATTTACGCGACACAAGTCGCTAGCTAACCTTATGGATTACTTAAAGGATATGGGAGTGATAGTTGGGGAAGCAAAAGACTTTAAATCAAGAGCTATATAAAAAAAGCCGGCTATCTCACGACTGCCGGCTCCAACCTAAACCAAATATTTTTTATCTCTTATTTCTTCCTTATCCACAAATAAGCAAACAGACAGGTCAGCAAAAACAGCAAAGCTCCTGAAATTGTTAGCCAAAGCTTATCGCTTTTAAGTTTTTTAATTGTCTGCTCATGCTCTGTTATCTTCAATTTTGCGCCATTTAAAAGATAAACAGCCGAACTGTCCACTCTGATTATCGTGTCGGGTGTACAGATTAAAGAGGGCGGACACTGGATATATTTTGTTTTTGTTATATAAATAGTGTCCCGTGTGTAGCCTTTTACGAAAACAGTGTCGCCGGGAACTTCAATTATTTTTCCGGGAATAGTATCTATCCGTCCCGGCTTGAAAGTCTCAATGGGCGGAAAATTTTCCATGCAGTCTTTTGCCAGTACTTCCGGGTGGTTTCGGATGTATTTCTGGTAGCCTTTTTTGCCGGAGCAGCCGGAAAAAGAAATAGCGCACGCTATCATAAACAGCCACATCAGCACTATAAATAACACGCTGGCCGTTGTCGGTTTTTTGTCGAAAATAATATTCATGACTGATAAGGTTTTAATCTGCTTAGCCAAGATGTTAGAAACTGCTTTTGACTGCCAATGGCAATACTTCTATAATAAGTTTCCCGTTTTTCGTTGTAAGCTTCGTATGTGGTTTTGCAGTTTTTTGAATTAGTTGCATCGAGTGTAAATCTTCCGACAATGCCGTCTACATTTAGGCCGCCCACAACTTCCTGAAGAAACTTCGCCGCCCTGCCTTTGCCGGAATTAACCCCGAAGTCGTACACAGTATTTGCCAACTGCTGGCAGTTGATTTCGCCGAGCCTATTAAGTTCCCAGAAGTTTACACGGTAAAACTCTTTCACCAACTCTTTTACCGGCTGTGTTTCCACGCGCGCGCTGGCGTTTACCCATTCGGCAAGGCTGAGCTTGGTTCTGCCTTTAGCCTTGGCGCTCGCATAATCTTTTTTATACTGGTCTATGTATTTCCATCCTAACCATCTGCCCCAAAAATTTCTAGCAATTCCCGCGTAAGTTTCACCTCCGCGGTCTGCTGGGTTATTCGCATAACCGCCCTCGTTTAGACCGGTTAATTTATCTGCTATTTCAAATTTTGCCACACCTATTTTTTTTCTGTTAAAAACTTAACCAGCTCGGCAATGAAAGTCAATCCCCCATATCCGCCTAACCCAACAAATCCGATAGCTATCCACTTCCATTTGTTAATTAGGTCTTCAATAATTTCTACCCTGTTTTCCACGTTTTCTAAGCGAGACTTATACCCGCCTTTTTCGTGGAATTTTGAACCCATAATAGCGGTATAAATCTCATCTACTTTTTTGCCAAGGTCGTCGACTTTCTGTTCCAAGTTCATTTCGATTTTATTGCGTTAATCCCTTGCGTTAGCTTCAAATTTCGCTACCATCTTAGCGACAAACTGGTCGAAGAACAGCCCCACGCCAACGGCGCTAAGCATAACGTCTATGCCGGGCGTATCTAGGAAAGTACCGGCAAAGCGGAACACCACAAAGCATATCAAAAAGTTAGTTAAGAGCCTTTGGGCGTTATCCCTTATCAAAAACCAAAAATTGAATTTGTAAGGGGTGTTGATGCTTGTTTTATCTCTTTTGAGCGATGAAATCCGAAGTCCGATAATTGCGCCGATTAAAGCAAAAAGCATTGTGCTGGCGTAATAAGCCAAGCTAAGACCGCCTAGGGTGTTAGCTGTAAATTCTGTTATGAAGTTTTGCATTGTTATATTTTTTTAGTCTGTGAAAATCCTGCGGTACGTAAAGCTGTAATTAAGGGTGTTTACCACGCCGGTCTCGACCGGATAAAATTCTACCAAAGCCCCGGTTCTGTCGCCGTCCCCTAAATAGTTAAAATCCTTTATGAATACCGCTGATGCTGCGGTACTAGAGCCGGCCGCATGGTCGGTAGAACCGAAACCGTTAAGGTCATAATCTCTGCAATCCATGCTTAATTGGGGGTAAATTTTGAATTGGCATATTGTACCAGACGCTGCCGGTACAACTTCGGCGCTGCCGTAAACTGTTATCAAATCGCCATTCCTTACCCATCTGTGAGTTAATCCCGTGACGCTTGTACAATTAGCTTCGTTAACTAAGGTAGGCGTCCACTCCCCTGTTGTAGCGCCCCCCGCCGAACTTACAGCGTTGTCAACATATTCTTTAGTAGCCGCATCAGTTGCATTATTTGGTGATGCCACATTTGTTATGTTGTGACCATTCATTGTTGCATTTGAATTTGATGTCCATCCGTTTCCAAAATAGGCGCTGCCCTCTATATTTACATCGTCATAAAATTCAGCTACTGCTTCCTTTAAGACTAGTGCTTCATTACCTGTATTGTCTTTAAACACTAAATTTGAATAGCCAGAACCTTCAAATGCTCCTATATTCCATTTTGTTGAGGTAGTGCCGAAATTTACTGTGCCGCTAACAGTAGCGTTACCTGTTACGTTTAAACTGCTTGTTGCTTCGATAGTGGGGGCGTAAACTTTTGTAGCGGAGTAGATGTCGTTTTCTGCGCGGAATTTTTTGCCATTATACACGCGTACCCATTCGGTGTCGTACATATAAATTCCGCCCTCATAGTCCTGATTGTACCAGCCAGTACTGCCGGCTGAACGGAACCAGTTGCTTGAATAATAAGTATCTGCGTAAGTACTGCCGTTAATAAATAATTTGTGACCCTGTGTGTCGGTTATGCCTATACCTACGTTGCCATTATTAAGAATAGACATTGATAAGTTAGAACCCGAGCCATAAAAATCTAATCGAGGCGCATTTCTATTAACTATCTCGGCGTTAGTTCCATAAAAGTTTAATTGATTGCCCCGTATTGCTGTTGACCCAGCCACATCTAATTTATATTCGGGTGAAGTTGTGCCGATACCTACGTCGCCGTTAGCAAGTAAGTTTAAAATGTTGTAATTAGCGCTAGCATCGGTGCCTATGCTAAAATTATTTGCCCCAACATCACCAACGTTGTTGCCTAAATACCAGTTTAATATGCCCGATTTACTAAGACTTATAAAAGGATTAGAATTGGACACATTTAGCTCTCCACCCAATCTAATTCTACCCGTGGCTCTACTTATATCTAAAGCATTACTTAAATAATTGCCGGCATCATCGTATCTAAAAATACTGAAATCAGTGCCGGCATTAGCTCCTGTTTCAGAAACATTATCTCCCCCAAATGCCCATCTGGCTACTCCGCTTTTATTAACAGCAAATAGTTTATAATCAGTGTTATTGTCTATTACCACTTTGTTGGTGGTAATAAGTGGATTCGTAGTTGATGTCCCCCTATCCGTAACACCCTGCAAATCATAACCCCCAGATGATGGTAAACTTAAAGTGTTTTTTAATCCCGCCAGATTTGTAGGTTGCCACTTGCCGATTGAATTATTATAAGTCATAAACCAGCTGTTATCTGAATTAGTAGCACTCCAATCAAACTTCTGGTCTACCCATTTAGTTGCACTGTTTGCACTCCCACTTATATTAATCCCCCAAGTACCTGTTGCGTTTGAGCCGTTTGCATTTGCTTTGCCATCCAAAGCAGTCTGTGTTGCAGTGCTAACCGGTTTAGCTAAATCGCTTGTATTATCTACATTACCTAGACCAACATCCGATTTATTAAGCGTAACAGCTCCCACCTTACCCGCTACACTTGTGACGTTGTTATTGTTGCTTACCTTATCCCATGTCGTGCCGTTGCTTATAATCCAATCGCCAACCTCAAAATCTAGCCCTTGTTGCGTACCTGCTGAATTTATAACGTAGTACCATCCTTTATGTCCGCTAGCAGTAGGTAAACTTGGTGTGTTGCTAGATGCAGAGTAGTTGCCTTGGTAGTTCACAGAACCTAAAATAGCATCTGGCAATTGGCTTGTAGGGATTTTAGCCGAACCGTCCAAAGAAGCGTAGCCGTTAGCAATACCTTTGTTGGACTTGGCTTCTTTGTAAGTATTGAGGTCATTGATAGCGCCATATACGCTCTCACCATTATAATTAATGTTGTCGGCATCTAAAATAACATCCCCTGTTTGAGAGTTTACGGAAGTCACGGGCGCAGTTGAAGAAGTTACATACCCTGCCCCATTAGCCAGCTGATTGTTATTTGTCGGAATACCGCTAACGATAACCGCCTGTATGCTGTCCACTTGCGCCTTGGTGTAAGCTCCGGCGCTTCCCCCGCTTGCTCCTACAAGAACCCACTTATCATTTGTGATACCGCCTTGTAATTGATAGGTCTGCTTGGTGCTTGTGATATAAGCCAATAAGCCGTCCACCCTTAGAAATGTAGCAATGTTGTCACGTTCGGTTAAGTTAGCAGGATATTGCGTTGCGCCTCTTACAAATTGGTATTGCATAGCCGCATAATTTCCCGTTGGCTGAACGTCACCCGTTGGGGCGATTTGAACTTGCGCTTTAGCTTTAATTACGATTAAGCCGTAAAGCATTAAGAAAAGTAAAATGTGTTTTTTCATACTGTTTTTAATTAAGATTTTAATTTGCCACTACCGGATAACCACTTGTGGTCTGTGCGTTGTTGGTGTAATAAATATTATAGTTCTGCGTGTAGCCGGATGCGTTAGTAAACGCCCGGGTTATCTTTGTCATGGAGGCTAAACTTGGGAAGCCGTTAATGCTCAATCCAGCCAAATCGCCAAAGCTTGCCGGATAGGCGTAAACAAAATACTTGTTAGATGCGCTTCCGGTGGTGTAGCTCATTGCTCTGCTTGTTGTAAATCCGTAAGCCAGCCCCCTAATAGTTGCATCGCTTGAGCTGTTGCCTATACCGCTAACGTCACTTATAAAACCCCTGTACGATTGTGGCAAATAAGTAAATGTTGTTGTCGCGCTAGCTGATTTGCCGTCTGTTGTGGTAACTGTGTTGCTAAAGCTCTGGTTTGTGTTGTAAGTGATTGTAACGGCTTGTGTTCCGCTAACAGTACCCGGAGCGCTCGGCTGTGTAAACGTCTGTAAATTACCACTTACCATGATAGCATATAAAGGCTCTGTTGCAGCCTGTCTGCCGGCCGTCCAATTTAGTGTTACGGTCTGCGTGCCTGCCGCTCGTAGCTCCATTGTGCTACCTCCTGAAATGCTGGCCGTAGGTACCTGGCTCGGATAAAAGACCGCATTAAGCCAGGCCACTATATCATTGGTATTTGGGTTTTGCCCTGTTGCAATACTTCCTGTAATAGCTCTTTTGCCGTTAAAATTACGCGCAGTAATAGAGCCATCTAAGTTGATTTTTGCGGACGGTTTACGGCCGATGGCAATAGAATCAACCGTTATTACCTGTTGCTGCGGATATACGTATATGTATAATAAAACGAAAAAAGATAGAGAGATTAATTTTTTCATGCCCTAAAAAATAATTTCAATTGTTGCCCCAGGATCTATCCCGTAAAGCCCTGTTAATATTTTTGTCTGTTTATTGAATTGTGTCTGCCAGTTTCCGGTAACATTATCAACATATACGGTAGGCTTAGGGTTTGCCGGTATATCAATATCGGATAAATCCAGATCTCCGTTCGCATCCACGTCCGCACCTGATTTGGTTACCTCTACCGCGTCACCGCCTCCGCCCACCTTTAACCAATTATCCGATATTGACGGATCGGTGTTATTACCGTCTTCCAAGCTTTTATAAAGCTTCCCGTCCTTTTCAACAAATTCATCTTTTTTATAAACCCTGTCATCCCGCCAAACCGAAAGCGTAGAGGATGAGTTTTTAAGTACGTATTTGCCGTCGCCCACCTGTTGTACCGTTAAGCTAAGGCCTTCAACATTCTCTGCTAAAACCCTGAAAGTCTCCTCAGATATTGATTTTACCTTGCCATATTGGTCAACTTCTACAGTAAGCAATTTTCCGGAGCCATAGGTCCCGGCTTGCACTCCTGTAGCACCTACCCGTTCATCGTTCGTTCCAACTGCTATCGGGTTCAAGACGTTAGCCGGAGCTTTTGACAGCTTTACCACACCTAGCACTTGTGCAGAAGCTAAACTGGTCTGTACTTCACCAAAGTAATCAAATAAAGCCTGTAGCGTTATCTTTTTTGTGATATCGCCTTGTACCAAAACAAGTATCTCGGCGCCTGTTAGCGCATCGGATGCCGGGTTCTCGGTAATTTTTCGGCCTTGGATAGGAAATGAATTAAAAACAGCCATTATCTTCTCCTATTTGTTACTCCGGAAATTCTTGCCGACGACTTGATGTTGTTAGTGCGCGCTTTACAACCCATTCTCCATAACGGATAGTCACTCCGTTTTTGATCTAAATACATTGTCACGTCAGCCCAGTGACTCAACGCCATGCTCCTAGCATCTTGATGCCTTTTGATTATCATGTTTGCGCTAGCCGGATCTGAAAACTCTGTCTTTTTAACCACGAAACCACCGTTCGTGTGCTTCATGTTGTCATTCATCAAAAGCCGGGCATAAGAAAAATATGAAAGTACGGTTGCCAAGCCGGAAAACCGGACCGAATGTCCTTGAGCTGTTAAATATTCACCGCCCTTCAAAAGCTTCAGATACAACTCTTCTTCAGGAGTAGAAATATAATCAGGATCCTCTTTCTTTTTATTATAATAATCAGAAATCAACATCAGCATATGATAGAAAAACTCAACCCCCATAAGCTCTTTTAACTCGACCTGTTGTGCTTCGGAAATATACGGATCCAACCGGTCCACATCATCGACCGATTCAGCGATTGCCCGAATGTCCCTGATATTATCGACTGTTATTAATAACTCCATTGTTGAAAGAAATTTCTGTTATCGAATAATTGTCCGCCTTAGGCACCGGAACAAAAGAAGCTCTGTGGCACAGCTCTCTTAAAGTTTCTTCCATTAAAATCCTTTCCCTTACAGTTTGCAGGTTATAAAAGTTGACTGCGTCAGCTATCTCCGTACCAGTACCGAGTTTTCCCGGGACCAGCTGGTTCAAAAGAACAGGCGGTATCCCGAAACCTTCAATTATACTCTCCTTGGTGGTCTGATTGGTGTTTTTGAATTTCTCGTCCGCATCAGTGCTCGGCATAGGTTTCAATTCCGGCACTTCGTTTTCGTCCTCTACCTCTACCAGCATAATCTGTGTTGATTTTTTAGCGCCCTGAAAAGTTTTGAGATCCTGTTTGAATTCTTCTTTTTCAGTTTCGCTTTCAAACTTGCCTTTCTGCACAAAAAGCATGTGGTCCAAAAATCCCGACCGAACCGAATTGTTTCTAAAAGTTTGGATCTGCGCGTCAGTGTCCACGTCCTCCAGTACAGCGTCACACGTTGCTAAAGGATATTCAAAACCATCAGCTGAATACCAAAACACCTGCCCCTTCCATTTTGAAAACCCTCCGGCTTTTTCAATCTGCTTTTCGATTTCCTCGGCATCCGGATTGTAAAGATCATACCATATGATATCGTCTTTCTTGATCTGTCGGCGGCGGCGTTTAGCCCAGTCGTCATAAACAGCAATCATCCCCTGTCTCTCTTCATTCTCTTCAGATGGCAATCTGCAATCTTCGAAATTTATGATATTGAATTCGCAGGGTTCATAAAGCAAATTATAATTGATCTGCACAGCAAAACCTTGGAACATCGCTAAATCTTTTGCGAATTTCCTCAACAATTTATCCATAGTCAGCCGTTTACGGTTGACTATGGATTTGTAAAAAACCGGATCGGCAAATCCTTGGCCCTCTATGAATTTGGCGTATCTGTCCCAGCATTTTGAAGCGGTGCCTGAAGCTGCTATCATTTCTCTTACCCGGGTAGGGTAAGCATTATCCACATCATAATTGACAATACCGTAACTTGTATTTTCCTTATAGAGGATGCGCGGTTCAATATCTGCCAAATAAACCTTCATAGATTATTACTGCTCTTCGATTTTAACTTTATCTCCAACCTTAAAACCTTGTTCCGCTAACTCCGGATTATCGTCCAGGTCTTGCTGAGTAAGTACCTTTGTATGTTCTGTGCCTTTTTTCAGCTCTGCCTTACGCTCAAGCGCTGCTTTGACAACGGTAGCTCGCTGGTCATCTCCGGTGATTTCGTCAACTTCTTTTTCTGAAGCCGCTTCTTTGATTTTAGCGATAAGCACATCTGCTCTTTCCGGCTTCGGATTACCCTTAGATTTTTCTTCCGAAGGGATAACCGCAAAACTTGATTTAAGTGCCGGACGGTCTTTCAATAACTTAGCTGCGATTTCGTCTGTAAGATTGTCGTTAGTGTAAACTTCCGGACCTCCAAAGATTGATACCTGGTACCCCTCTTTGAGAATGTATTTTTTTTCTGACATGGGTATAAAAGATTTTGGTCTGTTTAAGATTTTCATTAGCCTGAAGAAAGCCTGCTCATGGCATGGCCCGCATCCTTCAGCATAAGTCTCGTTGAATACATCCTGATATACGGATTTTAAAAGCGCGATACCTTCCGGTGTTTTTGCCGCGACCTGTATCCGGTTCTGCTCAACGAATTTTATTTTTTCTAAAAGCTCAATAGTCATTAGCTATGATAATTAGTTGAAGAAAAAAGGGCGGACAATTAATTGAACCGCCCCAACTAACCATATGTACCAAAAAGATTAAGTTGCTGAAATCAGAGCTTCTAAAGCGCTTTTTGTTGCGGCATAAGAATATACTGCCGGCAGTGGTTGTCCCTCACCGTCATCTCCGGGAGAAGCGGTTACCGCAAATGTTGCCGGGAGGTGAGATTCCCTTGCCGTATCTTCCTGCCCGAAGTTGATATCGTAACCTCCTTCCAGATCGGCATTCACAATATCTCTTTCGTTCTTGATCAAGATCCCTCCGCGGTCTAGGAAATAAACCTCGAAGATAGAATCACCTACTTGGTGGTTGTTTTCCACGATAACCAAAAACTTACCATACCCGGCTTTCTCTAGTTCCGTTTTAAGCTCCGAAGTATTGGCCATCAACGGCACACCAACTATTTGCTCATAGCTGTTTTTGTACTTTTTGCGTTGTAGCTTTGCCGAGGCAATTACGGAATTAGGCGGGCCCTCCCATAAAAACCCTTTTGTTGCCCCTTTCATCGTAATGCCTCTAAGCACTTGGGGATTGGCGACATCTCTGGTAAGCGTGTCTATATCTTCATGATTGAATACATAAACGGCGTCTTTTGCGCCGCCCGTCATTGGAGCAGCGCAATCAAACGCTTGGTTCTTTGTAATTTTACCACATATACTCATCTTTACCCTCCCTTCTTAGTAAGCAAACATTAAACGGAAATCCTCAACTATTACAGCATCAGCTTTGTATCCGCCTTTGATGTTCGAGGTCTCCGTCATCTTGTCGTAGAACACATCGAAATCACCATAGGCTTGGTCTTCATCAAAACCGATCTGCATATTGTTTTTGCTCACAGCAAGTGCTCTGTGGGGCAAATTCCACTTCGTGCCGTTGTCCTGATCTGCCTGAATCGTTCTGTCCCAGATATCGTAGATGAATACCTTTTTACCCAGCACCATGATAGACTCGATACCGGACTCTTCACGGTGATAAACAGTCTCCAATTTATCGTTGTTCAAACGCTCTTTGGCGTACTGATCAGCCAGCGAACGGGTTGCCAAGATTTCAAAATTTGGATCATTCCTGAAACGGATATCAGCGTTCCAGATCAGATTTTGCAGAATCTTGGTAGCTACACGGTTAGTAGTGTCATTGTCGTCAAAGGTCTGCGCTGCATAAGAAGCACCGGCGTTTTTTGCGATAGTCACACGTTGTTTGGAATTCGCCGCAACGATAGCAAAAGCCTGTTTGAAGAAACCGTTAAGATGGTCGTAGTCGGTTAAATCTACGCTGGCGCTGAACACACCGCCGTCCGCAATCTTTTTAGCAGCTGTGTCTGAGAAGTAAACGATACGCAGTATATCCTCAGCTGCAGCCTGAGATACTTCTTCAACCAGCCATTGAGAAAAAATCTCGGTCACGGTTAAATCCGGATACTCTTTCCCTTTCTTTTTGTAGTACACCATAAAGGTGGCGTCGAATTGGTTGTGGCATTCGGAAAGCCAGATCTTAAGTTGTACCGGATTCCAGAATTTCTCCGACATTGGAATGTTCTTGGTCACCTTGCCGAGACCGCATCCAGGATCCTTTTTAGTAATTTTTGAAAGATGGCCGAAGATGGCAATCTGTTGCTTAGCAACAATATCCTCAACGATCAGGTGGTTTTGGTCTAAAACCGGATTAGCGTATAATTCTTCGAAAATACACTCAGCAAACTCACGGACTTCCTGTCCGTTGAAAGTTAAATCAGCAGGATTGATAACAGCCATTATTCGTTCCCTCCTTTCTTAACAGGTCTGATGAATTTTGAAGACTGAGATGCCTTCTTAGCGAACTTCTCCTTGCCGTGGGCTTTAGGAGTGTGCGTGCCTTTAATTTTTGCCAGCCGCGTAGAAAAGTCTTTCAAAGCATTTACAGCTGTTGTGTTTTCAGCTTTCAACGCTCTGTTCTCTTCCTCTAACGCCTGAACTCTAGCCTGCAGCTCCTCGGTCGTCTCTTCTTCTGAAGCATCAACGATTTCAGCTACGCTACCGTCAGCTACGGTGATGGTATTGCCAGCCTCGGTTACGTAATCGCCATCTTCCACAGCCTCTGTTAATGCTTCATCAACAAATACTGCCGTGCCTACAGCTAGGTCGCCATCGTGATAGATAACAGCTCCGTTATCCAACATAGTGGACTGAACTGTGACTTCTCCGCTTTCCTCCTCAGCGAAAACCGCTTTGATTTTAGCCAGAATACTCTTCAAGGGACTGGTATTCCTTGGCTCTGGTCTTACTGTTTTTTTTGCCATTTTGATTTTTAATTTTTGATTTTTATTAGACTTACTTAGATAAGCAACTGCTTTTAACGGCTCTACGATTTCCGTTACAAACCCCAGCTCCAAAGCTTCTTCAGCTGTCAGATAGGTTTCCTCCTCCATTTTTTCCGATATTACTTCCCGATCTCCTCCAGTTGCCTTTGCGTAAAGGTTCAGCATCCGTTCATCAGACTCACGGATGACCTCGGCCATGTGCTCATAATCATCTGCGTTGAAACTGTCCATCTGAAATGGATCTGCCCAGGCATTATGAATCATGAATTCTGAATTGGCATTGATTTTACGGACACTACCTGCCAGAGCTATAACCGTAGCAATGGAAGCACAAAGCCCCTCAATCTGGGTAATGATTGTTTTACCGGAATTAACTAGGGTATCATAGATTGCAAACCCTTCTGTAACATCGCCTCCACGGGAATGGATATGAACAATTACTTCCTCAGCTTCAGGATTGTTGTTTATAACTTCTGCTACTCTTCTGAGTGAGCACATTCCATAATCATCAGCATCCTTTCCTTGATAATTGAAAATCTCTCCGTAAATGTAGATGTGGATTTGTTTAGCCATTTAATTTATACATATATGTATATTTCAAAATTGACGAAAAACTCCCTTATTAATTTCCGCGTAATTACGGACTAACTAACAGGTGTTTTCATGATTTTAATCGCCTTGTAAATTGTTGTTTTTTTAACTCGGAATTTCTCCTCCGTATCCGTTACGGCTTGAGTACGGCTCTGGCCGCATTGGATTCTGGCATCTATGTAGAGATATATTTCTTTATACATCTGCATATTCGTCCCTATCAGCCCGGTTTTGCAAAGCTTAGCAAGCGTTAACCCGTTCGCTTCTAGATTTAGAAGTACGTCTATCAGTCTCATCAGTAGCTCACCCTTTCATCTACATTTGCCTGCACTGCCTGTGCCGAGTTGACATCCGCTACGTTTACCCATATCTCAGGGAAATCTTTTATCAGTGAACTGCTTACCGCATCACCGATAGCGTTCGCGTCAGATACAGGTGTGTTGTAGGCCGCTGCATAACCACCGTCATATACACCTCCGGTAGCGAATGCGTTGGAATAATTGGGAGATGAAAACGATACACCTCCACCGGCCACGTTTATTGCAGACAATAGTGGTCTAAACATAGCGGTGCTTTTTGCATTTATCACAGCTTCGCCGTTTGATAACCTAGCGCTGATCGAATCGCTAGTACCGGTGCCAGGACCGAAAGCCATACCGCCAGTGCTAAAAGATTTGACACTGAAGGACGGGATTGCAACCTCCTTTGTCTCATTTATTTTCCTGATGCTAGCAAGCCCGGAAGCAACAGCGGCGGCCGCTGCAATACCGCCTAGAACAGGCCCGACAATTGGAATGCCCGCCATAGCTTTATACGCCGCTGTTGCTGATTGATAGGTGTCAATTGTTGTCTGCGTTGTAGCCGCTGCTTTCCCTAACTTGCTCTCTTTGCCGAATATCTGCGCCATATTGCCCGCCGCGCCCGAGGCGATGGATAATTTAGTGTTTGCTTTTTCCGCATCCAGCGCTTTCTGCTGTTCGGCATACTTCGCTGTAATAAGCGTTAGATCCTGACCCAACTTTTCGGCAGCTTCCACCTCCATCTGATACTGAAGGTTCAATTGCTCCTGCCGGGCCGCTAATTTTGAAATAGGATCACCGGCATTTATAACGGATGCTTCGGCTAAATCTAGCTGGTGTTGTTTTTCGCGCTCCAACTCAAACTGCCTGTATTCTTCTTTAGCCTGTTGCTCTTCAAAAGCATAACGTTCTTTTATAGCTGCTTTTTGTGTTTCAGTAAGTTCGGTATCCGCAAGCTCGTTATCTCGTTGAGCGGATAGAATTTCTAACCGCTTAGACAATTTTGCAGACTCGTCCGTATCAATACCTACAAGCTCCTGATTAAGCCTCTGGATTTGAAGCTCCCTTGACTGCTTATCGTACTCATTTTGTTTTTCCAACTCGGCTTTATGCCGCTTCTCCCTTATCTGTGCAAGTTCGGAAGCTTCGAGTTCAGCTATTTTCTTTAACTGTTGCAAATTTCCGTTAGCTTGTTCCCGGAGTTCCTTAAATTTTTTAGCATGATCGGCTATATCCTGATCATATTGCGACTTAAGCTTTTGATTGAGTTCGAATTCCATATCGGCAAGCTTTTTATTCAATGCCTTTGACGCTTCCTCTCGTTTTTTTGCTTCATCCTGTTGTTTTTTTACCGCTTCATCGGATTTTTTCTTAGCATCTTCAGCCTTCTTCTGTTCTTCGTCCGCTACCCACTTATTGTATCTTGCAACTTCTACCTGCCGTTTGCTCTGAAACGATCTGAATTCTTTCATTTCATCATCGCTAAGTTTGACACCCGCGGCCATCTGTGCCCTCCGGGCATTCAGCTCATTGTCTATCTGTTTCAGCGTGAGTTTATGAATCTCAGTCTGCTTATCTCCTTTAGCCCCCAGCAAATCAATCTGATATTGCAAGCCTTCGTTGGTGCGTCCTACTGAGTTCCGCAGTGAATTGGCCGCTTTCTGAGCTTCTGTGTCCACAATACCCAAATACTCTCCAACTTTCTTCAGTCCCTGCCATAAAAGTGTTATCGGAAGGATTGAAATCTCGATGGAGGTTTTTAGCGCCTTATTTCTATCTAAGAAACCAGTAACCGCGTTCTTTACGTCGGTAAAATTTGAAATTAGAAGACCCAACAATATCAATAAAGCTCCGATACCGGTAGAAGCCAAGGCAATTCGAAATAACTTCATAGCTCCGGTCGACTGGCCCACCACTAGATTATAGGCCGTCGTAACGGGGATCAATGCTTTTGTTGCCGCCAACTGCGCTAAAGACCAGTAGACAGTACTGGCTTTTGCGATAGCCTTTGCGTTTGTGGCTAATGTATTTGCTATAGCTACTTTCGTGAGTATTTCTTCTATCTTAGCCTCATCAGCTCCGATAACAGTCAGTGCAGAGCCTAGCGCAATAGTTCCACCAATGGTATCATTTAAATCATCCATTGCTTTTTTACGGGAATTCTTCGGCTCTTTGTCCCCGAACTCATCGATTTTGCCCTCTGCACGCTGTAGCGTAGTTTCCAGCTCAAGAAGCTTGTCATTATATTTTTCAACCTCTTCGAGCGGCACTGTTAATTTTGCGTCTTTTAACGCCGAGATCGTAGCCTTTATTTCTGAGATAGAGCCAGGCACAACGTCCGCCTTATGGATCAGTTCATCCAGTTGCCCCTGCATTACTTTGATTGCACCGGCTGCTGCCTGAAATTCTGCACTACCGAAATCAGCATTCTCGGTAGTTACGGTAAGCTGTTTGATTTTTTGCGTTATTTCTACGATCTGCGACGGATAATTACCAACGTTCCTCCGGAAATTACCGACCGCCTGTTCCTGCTCCTTAAGTTTAGCGGTAATATCGGCCGTAGCCTGCTGAATCCTTTTGCCTTCTTCAGAATTTTGTCGTCCTGCCTCAGAAAGGCTTTTGTACTCTGAAGTTAGCACGGACAGTTCAGCCTGAAGCTGTGATAAGCTCCTGAAGCTTTCATCGGCGCCTTCTTGCAGGGCTTTCTCAAAATTGGTAGCGTTCCTCTGGGCCTCCCTGTATTCGTCTTTTAACAGTTTAAGATTGGCTACATTATTCTGATATTCAAGGCTCGCCTCCTGACCGGCGGCTTTAAGTTCTTTCTGCCTAGCGGTTAAATCGCTTATCTGCTTCTGGGTATCTGCCGCTTCTTGCAAGAAATCAGCTTTATTAATCCCCAGCTCCAGTAGTATGGTTTTTTTTACGTCTGCCATAATTATAGTCTTATCAGTTCAACCTTGGTTTTTTGGCCATCCACATAGTTGGAAATTTTGTTCACATAGAAATACATAGCATATTTTCCGAGGTAAACCGGCGTGAAGAAATCAAACTCGGAAATGTCAACCTCGTTGAGCCTGATGTTTTCGGTAACCTTTTTTGTGAGCGTAAGTACCTCCACAAGCTCGCGGTATCTTTTTTCAAGAATTTTATCAAAACCCAATCCTATATCCGGCATATTGAAATAGGTCGCCGGAAAATCATACCTGTCTACCTCACGTCTATAGTCTCCTTCTGCAAATTCGACGCGGGCGTTTGTCCGATAAATACGCGCTATCCGTTGCGCAGTGTTTACAGTAAAATCTTTTTTTCCATCCAGCTTGTCGCTTTCGGTTATCTTATTTATAAATACCGCCGGAAGTCCGCCGGCCCTGTATACTGTTTCAGACGCCGCGTATAATGAGGTGATTACGGTCTTCTCTACCGGCAGGCTCTCATCAGCAATTGATATAATCCCTTTCCCAAGCTCTTTGGAAACGCTCTGATCTTCTTTGTAAACGAAGTAATTCCGTTGCCCGTAGCTGCCTATCTTAAACTCGCGGTTAGCCGGAAGGGACTGGTCTACTTTGTCTGTCCAGTCAACGGCAATCATCTTGTTTTTTTTGATGTCCGAGAACGGCCTGAAGCTTACGGTTTTCCGGATATTGTCCGTCTGCACGACCAGCCCAAAGCGGAACATAAAATTTTTTAAAAAAGTTTTTATATCATCATCGGGCAGAACAGATCTGATATCTATCATTGATTTGTACAGCGCGGCGCCGGGAATCACCTCTATGTAAGTTTCTGGATAAACATAAGAGGATCTGGACGGGAAGGGTCCGCTGGTCGTGTTCCGATTTGCGTACATCCGGACGTAATCTCCAGCATTGAACGCTAGTTCCTCGGTCTCAAACTCTATTGTTTTCTTAACATAGTCTGACACAGAAGCCTGGCCGAACGCAAACATTTTTTTTGTGCCTAAGAATACTCCAACATATTCATCTTCATTTCTCTGAAGTCCTATAGTGAACATTTTTTCGACATTGTTTGATCCGGAAACAATCGCTTTGACTTTAAACTTTACAGTTCCGGACTTTAAAAAGGTATATCGGTTATTTTGCCAACGGCCAGACGCGTTAGATGTGCCGGCGTCCGGGATGCTCACTTGAAACCATGGTCCGGAATCTCCATTTTGCGTGCTGAGTTTTGTTGCCCTTAAAGCAAAATCACTCGATCCCGGCGCCTGTTCCATTTTGTCGCCTGAAAACGGCAGGATTTCGGCTAGATATTCCGGATCTTGAAAAACATCGCCTTCAAATTTAAAACCGGTTTTAATGAAAATACGCTCCATCACCGCGCTTACAAATACCGCCGGACGCATCTCTTCACATCTCAAAAGCGTATCTGCCGTTAGATTCCCATAGTCTACTAATGGATATATGTAGCCGGTGGTGTTTCCAAGAGAATAAATGATAGAAGCGATATCCCAGTAATGGTTAAGCGATGGCAGTCCGTGCTGTGTTTCGAATTCCGGACTGAAAAGCTCTTTTATGTTCCCGGTGAGCAAGTCGAAAAATTCGATATTGCCTGATATCACCCTTACTTCTATAAACTCATTTACGGCTTCGATAGATGCGAATCCATACGGTATCACCTCTAAACCGTTTTCGATATACTTAGCGCGCAAAAGCCGGTACTCCATGCCTTTTGAAAAGTTAAGATCTCCCGGTATGCCAAGCGCTTCAATATTTTTCTTTGTCAACGGAAGCTTGAACTGGTTCGTAGTATTGCCCTTAACCTTGTCAATATCGCCCACATCGCTTATCTGCTTTGTTACTCCGATGATTGTCTTAGCAGACATATCCATAAGTACATCGTTGATATATAGCTGTCCCATATTAGTTGGTTTGGATGTTTAGCGCCGGCAATAGGATAGAAAAATCAAATTCTATCTGCTCATCCTTGCTCTGATAGCTCAAAGATGTCTGTTCGATCTGTACAGTTACCCACTTCACCGGCGTCTGACCAATAAGTAATAAGACTTTAGGCGACATGATGACATTACGGATATGGACGAACTCATCTTTTTCAGCCACGGCTCCCAGCGTTATTTTTTCAAACGCCTCTTTACTGATGGTTTCTGTGGTGGCAGATGCTTTCAATAAATCCTCATTGTAAACGTCATATGTTTTGACGTTGGCTGTTGTAAGGTCTATTTTTTGCGTACTTTCAAAAAGCCAGTAATCCCACCCCCCTAGAGTGTTTACCCAGCATAGATAAACAGGGAACTTCCTGCAATCATTGTTGATTTTTACTTTCTTGCTTTCGGTTACGGTATTGAATTCATCTCCCTCATAATACCCGAGAGCTACGCTTTTAAACGCTGTATTATTTAAAAGATCAGGCGATAGCATTAACCTGTGAACCCCGAGAGCCTGACTGATCGGGGTAAAACCTTCATATCCCTCCTCTATCAAAACCATAGCGTTATCCTGATTGAGTAAAGCAGGCCCGTCCTGATTGGACAGCACGGTGTGGTTTCCCACACCAAAGGGATTGCTGTTGACGTCCAGCAAAGTCTCTGACCTAAGCAGGCTGTGTCCAATAATATTTTCTGAATAGATAAATGATAGATCGAACGGATATCCGACAAAATATGTCGGCACCTCGAAACTCGTTAAGAATTTAGCTTTTGTTACGTTCACCGAGTAGCTGGGGAAGGTGACATATTCAGCCATGTTGTTGCCGAACTTATCCCCAATCTGTTTTGCTGCGTTAACGAAATAATATACCTCTGGTATTTTGCTGTATTCCGGCAGAGAGCCGTCCCAAATTTCGCGGTAGTATATTTCAAAAGAAGCCGCGGCGTTAAGGTCTCTCCAGTTGATCCTGTCGTAAGTAAACTCGTTTTTATTGTTGACTAAATTTTTAAGCTTGCTCTGGATCTGTGTAACTACAAGGCCCATCGTGTCAGCTGTAAAAGTTCCGATATTTATCTCCTTGTCTTTAGATATACCGGTCACAACCTTTATCTCCATCCGGTAATTTGGCTTTATGTTGGTTATCACCTTTCCAGAACTGCTATTCCCTTGCAAGAACAACGTGTCGATAGTTACCGTATTTCCGGAAGTGGAATAAACTTTAAACACACCGCTGTATTTTTCGGATCTTACTGCTATGTAACCGCCTACCGAAATGCCCTGCGGTTCGTGGTCAAGTACAAGCTGCGGCCTGTTCCCGACATTAAGTATCCCGATGATAGTATAGTCGCTGCGCCTAAATCTGAACAGCAAAGGGTTATGTATTGCAACCCACCGGCTGGTATTGCCGTTCGGCATCTCGGTTCCGGGCGTGCTCTCTATAAAAGAAAAGAAAGGTTCAATAGTAAAATTCTCGCTCTTTGCGGACAGGTCATCTTTAACATAAACAGTGTAGTTTCCTGGTGCTAGGTTAAAGAACTGGTTACTCAATTGCCAGTTCAGGTTATCCAACGAAAATTGCAGAACTCCGAATGTTGTTACCGCGTTGACTGTAGCGTGACCATCTGAAGCGTATTCGCTCTGCTCATTGAAAGCGTCTACAGAATCAATCCTTAAAGCCACCTGTCCCGGGCCAACTATCACGAACTGCAAACTGGCGCTGCACCCATACTGATTTTTGGCCCGGGCTACTTGAACGCCGGGACCTATGTAGTCGAAAAACGGGGATGTTTGCCAACCGGAGACTCCGTCAACGGAATACTGTATGGAGTCTCCGGGCTTGACTCCGCTGAGGTGAATCTCTGCGGAGTCATCGTCTACCACTTTTACCTCCTCTATCGTAAGCGTACAGCCCCCGCCTCCGCCGTTATAGCCACAGTCGTTCGACGACAGCTCTATGTCCATGTCTACATAGGGGTATGTATTAACAGCTGTTACCGTGATTTTCGTAGTGCCTTCGCAGAAAGTTGTGATCGTGTCGCCCTCTGCATATATACGCTCGTTAAAAGCGGCGGGAAGCAGCTCAAGATCAGGCCACCCGTTAATAGGTCTTGAGCTGGTTACTGTTAGTATAAATGTTTCGGTATCGACAAATATTGTTATTGAATTATATCTGTCCATTAGAAGTCTATACCTGAACTGGTCTAGTATTTTTTTTCCCATTGTTAATCAAATAAAAGTGAACGGGTTTCCTGTAAATATTTTGCGCTCAACGATTCGGTAAAATCATCAAGCTTTTTCTCATCTATGAAATTCGTCAGTACGCCAGAATGCCCTCCCTCCCTGTAAAGTTTAGACCCTTGCTTTCTCAAAACATGAGCTAAGGCATACGGGTTTAAATCCAGCCCTTTCGCCGATATCCATTCCTTTAGCTGTTCTACCAGTGTCGGATATTCAACTGCTTGGGCCTCTTCGGGTGACGTTCCGAATTCGGTATTCAGAATATTCTCGTTTGCACGGATCTGGCCGCCTGTGGCAGATGTTGCTAAAACACTTAGCGATGCTATTGTTTTACCGGTAGCAACTCTGCCTTGGGCAATACTTTCTTGTCTTATTTTGTCAGCGACAGACTTGAGATAGGCTCTTATAAGCTCGGAATCATTATTGAATACGCTCATGGGCAATTAGGTCTAAGGTCCTTAGTTTTAACCGTAGCCGTGAGTATCACGCCTGATAGATTTGCATCGAACATATTGATCACATCAACAGTATCGTATTCCAGCACGTCATTGATTTCCGCATGATGCAGGAGCTGGTTAACAAACTTATGCGCGGCGTCATCCATGCGTTCGATGATATCGATATGACCTTCTTCAGTATCGGCCGAAAAATCACTGCGCTCGGCAAACAATATCTCTATTGTCTTCTCCGCTCCGGAAAAACCTTGCTTTGATTTTACGCCTCTACCTCTTACAGGCATAGATAGGTAGCACACAGGAAAAACAACCCCCTTTTTTTTATCCCTCAGGTTCTGGAATGACTTAGGGCCATGGTAAAAGGACTGATCGTTGCCTTCAGCTATTTCCTTAACAATCTTTGAAATATACATATATGTATTATTTGAATATAAAAGTAGCTATTTAGCTCTTAATATTTTATGGTATTTGTCCTGATACACGGAAACTTCTTTGTTAAGCATGAGTTTAACAAAGACTTTCTCATACCTCATATTCATGATATCGCCCCATTTCGTAAGGTCGCCTCCTGCCAGTGCATCAACGGTGTTTATTGTTCCGAACTTATCAAGGTTCCTTATCCCTGCTTTTATCTGATCCTCGGTTAAGCTACGTGACAGCGATTGCTTTTCTAGCTCGCAGATATCACGTAGCTGCTCAAAAAAAAACTAGCGACAGGAAAAGCTTGTTTAACAGGAATCGTTCTCATTATCTCCACAAAGTCTTCAACCCTTTCATCGTTAAACCTCTCGCCTGTAATCCTTGGATAAAAATAAATTGCCAGTGCTTCCGGCATCAAGCTTATAAAGTTGACGTTATCAGGATCCAGATTTTTCGCCAATTCTTCCAACGCTACTTTTTGCCCAAACGTTTCAACTTTTAAATCGATCGGTATTTTATACTCCTCATTATCGATTTTTATCTTGTTCGGCAATGGATATGCTTTAAGATCTGGAGTTTCTGTTAAGAATGACAACAGGAGCTCAATTTCTTTCCATTGTTCCAGATCGGTAGCTCCGGACAGCTCATCATCGGTAAAACCGGTTATTATCGACAATAACTTGATCTTATAATTTTTCTGTTCTTTTAACTCGGATATGGTTAACATCTGTCCGAGTGTCAAGTCTCCCCAATTAGTTGGAATACTGATCTCTTTGTGATAAGGCTTATCATCAGGCCCGAAAAATGTAAATCTTGCCGGTATCATAATTTTAATTTATTAGTGAATATTTAGGTCTTTTTATAGGTTTATGATTATTAGACAGTTTGTTCAGCGCTACATAACGCAAAGGGTCAATGATGTGATTTTTGAAATCGACAGGAATGTTCAATGAACGCCCAGTCGCTTTATCTACCTTCCAGATATAGCTCTGGAATTCCTTTTTAGTATTGGCGGATCTTCTGGTGATGTTGATGGTATAACGTTTCAGGATGTCGATACTATTTTTTACAGAGTCAGGCCCTTTCTCCGCTCCCACGATTTTCCACTTTCCTAAATTCTTAATCTCGTCTATCGATTTAGGTTCGGCAGAATCAGCAATAATTTCCCGCTTCCTATCCCATCCGAATGATGTAAAACGTTCAGAGATGTCAGGATTGGTCAAATTTGTTTCATAGATACGCTCATCTATCCATAACTGGCCGTTGGCCATATAAACATCAATACATCCGGTTGGGTCATTGGTATATCCAAAATCGAGACCTGTCGCAATGAAAGTTGCATAAGATGGTATCTCGTCAACGATGTTATAGTTCCGGAAGATAAGGCCCTGAAGTTTACCCGTTAATCCACGGCCATAAACTTTGAACAGCTCATAATCCTCATATCTCAGATTCTCAATCTCTTTGTGCTTATCTTCCGGAATAAACGGATTGTGCCGGTGGTCGGATATTATCAGCTTTACTTCCGGATTACCCATTAATTCATCATGCGCCCAGAATTCTACAGTCGGGTTGTAATCTATGAATATCCGCTTGCCTGTCCTTAAGGCCAACTGTTTATAAATAGGATAAATAACACCGTTCGCCTCGTTAACAAAAAGGTAGTCTCTTTTGCCAGACTTTGCGTCTTGTTCATTGGTGTAGGACTTGAATTCAACGATTGAGCCGTTGCGGAATGTAATCAGCTTTTCAGATTCATTATAAAAATTCCCGTTACTGATAGGTTTAACGAATGATTGCAGCACGGGTGAATCCCGGATGATGTTTTTTGAGTCCCGAATGGCTCCGGATTTAAGGTTCGGAATATCCTGTCCTACGACCGTGATGATCTGATTCGGCTCCTGTACGGCTAGGGAAAAAAGAACCTGTAGGATTGAATAAGTTTTAGCACTCCATGTGCCGCCTTGATTGATGAGAATTTTCTTACCGGGTTCAGGGTTTAAGTTTACATCGTATAGTGGCGTTGTGCTGAACATCACACATCAACTTCGTTTTCGCTTCCTGCAAAGGGCGGGACATTTTCGGAATGTACAACGGTGATTTTAACTTCTGAAGGGAGCGGTGTACCGTCCTTACCGGTCAGTTCCACTTTGTCAATCATGATGCCGTCTAGCTTAGCCATGCTGTCCAGTACTTTGTTTACAGCTCTTACTCCGGAAGGTGTTTTCTTAAGCACCGGATCCATCTCACGAATGAGTTTCATCTTACGTTTTTTGTAGTAGGATTTTAATGCATCGACAGATTGCTCTTCCTTTTCTTTGAATTCACGGAACGCTTCGGAATAATATCGCTCGGCCTGCCTTACAGATATGTCCCATTTGGAAACGCACGAGCGTACGATATCGGTAAAAGTATAATCTTCCAATATCCATTCCTGCACCGTACGGATGCGCTTATATTTCTCGAGCTGCGAAGACATTACACAATCATTCTTTTTATCACAGCGATATGCCTGGTAGTTTCATGAATCCGGTCCCGAAGTTTAATAGCTTCGATTTCCCTCATTTTCTTTATTTCGTCAGAGGTCTCTCTGTTTTTGATAGGGTCGTCCCCTCCTTCATAAGATGCCAGTGCCTGCGTATTGATATGTAACTCTTCGGTTAGGTAATCAATGATTGTCTGTTTTACTTCTGTCATCGCTCTAATAATTTCGTTGCTCATAAAAATCAGATATAGTTAACGATCCATTCGAATGCTCGAATGTAGGAACTATATCACGTTTCCTGCAATAGTTTATATACCTCTTGATTGTCGACTGTACGTGTGCTGGTTCTATCTCGGACGCATAGCATCTACGTTCGGTCGATTCGCACGCGATCAAAGCGGAGCCGCTTCCCACAAAGAAATCTATTACTCCGTCGCCCGGGTTGGTAGTATCCAAGATTGCATCCGCTATCATCTTTACAGGTTTTGGGGTGGGGTGGTTCTTGAGCTCGGCCCGGTCCGGATTGGCGGTACTGGTTGCTGAAGGGTAATTCCAGACATTGGTACGAATCCTGTCCTTTAACTCGAGATGGGAGAGGTGCTTTGCCTTGTCGGGGTGCTTAAAGATGTAGACCATCTCATGCTCGTTTTTATAAAACCCTCCATAATCAAGCATGTCGCGGTTCCATAAAGGCAGTGCTGATGGCTCGTTAAACACGAAACACAACTCATGTTTGGCCCGGTAAAAAGAGCCGTTGGCCATCAAGTCTTTATTCCATACACATACCTGCTTCGGTACCGGTGAACCGTACACTCTTCTACCGGCTTCTGTCATGTGCCACGAATGCCTAAAATCCATAAAGATGTAATGGATGGCGCCGGGCAGTGTATTGTCCACTGCTGACCTCATTATCAGTTCAAGGAAATCAGCAAATTCATTGTCTGTCATCTCCCCTGCTCCCATAGCAAAGTCTTTTTTATGCACCCCAGAAAAGAAATTGGTAGGCAGGTTGTAAGGCGGGTCGGTGAGCAATATCCTGGCTTTTTCCCCATTGAACAATAAAGATAAAGCCTCTTGATTGGTAAAGCTATCACAGATCAGTCTATGGTTGCCCAGCTTAAACAAGTCTCCCGGCTTTACAATAATATCCTCATCAGCGGGTACCTCCGGCTCTTCGGAATCCTCAAGACTGAACACGTCAAACTTCTGGATAAAACGCTCCTCCGAAAACTCAGGCAGATCTATCTCACCGGTAATCTCCCTAAAATTCAGGTCGAACTCTTCGATAAAGTCAAACAATCCCTGCTGGGTTATTTTGGCATAAATTGAAGAATAGATCAGAACTAGCTTAGCTGCTTCCTGTCGGTTTCCGCAGTCAATAAAGGTAGCCGGAAGCAGCTCCGGAATGTCTGCGCCCTCATCTTCCAGAGCTTTTAATGCGCCTGTTCGGTGATATCCGTCCAGACAATATACGATACCGTCCGGCGCTTCCCAGACGTAAAAAGGCTGTGTGAACTGATTGGCTAATATTGATGATTTTAATTTATTGAAAGCGTCATCCGGAAGCTCCTTGAATCCGTCCTGCTGGATAAACTTTAAGGACTTCCATCTTACGAGCTCGGTCCTGATGACACGAGAAGAAAGTGAATTGTCGGTAACGGCCATTTAAAAAGATTATTTTTTATATCAAAAATATACATATATGTATAATAAACCTAAAAAATATATTCCGTTACCGACAATTAACGACTTAAGAACTGACCAGCTCAAGGGTGTCAGTCTGGTACTTTCCTGTTATGCCGTCCTCAAACAGTACCGTAGCCACTTCACCGTCACACTCTGTTACTTCACCAATCTGGCCACGCTTATTATAGGGGTCTGTTGTAAGGAACGGGTTGATTTTAACTTTCTGATTTTTCATGTCTTTTTGTTTGATTATTGCCTAATTTAACGCTTAAACCGTGTAGTTTATAATCTTCCAGCGTGTATTATATCTTCTTAATCGGTAGAGGTCGGCAAATACGCCCATGCTACGCAAGGTTGCAGCTGCCGATAACTTGCGCTAAACAAAATACTCCCTGCGGTCGTACTGTCGTTTAGCTTTCAGTTATAGGAAATGTTTTTAAAAAGCCCCCAACACCTAAACGCATACCTATCCAGCGTTACCATTATTATATCGACACTTACCTTCGCAAAAAGGTTTTTTATCGCAATAATGAAACGGACATCCATCTAAAGAAGTTGAAGCAGGTAAACCAGTTGCAACTTGGCTTCTAAGATGTTGTCCTGTATTCATAAAATCATTGAAAAGATTTTTTTCAACTTTCATTTTTAGTAATGCAAATTCTGCTGTTTCAGCTTCACTTTTTGAGAAAAGTAACCCATAACCTAAAGCTTCTTTAACTAAGCTTAATTCATTTAATGTTAATTCCATTTTGTTGTTTTTTCCACCCCTTCTTTTTTAAAAACACATCCTATAACATAGGTTTTGCCTTATTTCGGAAGTGGGTGTTTAGTTAATATTTCTGTTAATTTTAGTTTGTACTGTTTAATTTCTGCATCTGTAAACGTCAACAAAGCAAAGCCTCAAAACGTTAGTGGCAATTAGTTTGCTTCGTGCAATTCACCGCAAACCCCGCATTTGCATGGTTTATTATGACTGTTTAGTCTTTTTATCTCTTTACAATTACCGCAAACTAACTGTTCGCTTCGCCCTACAACAAAGTGTTGGCGTAATTGCTCGTATGCGTTCTTCGATAGAGTAATTCCGTAAGCACTTCCTGTTTGGTCATGCTGTACTATAATTTCAAAATCTTCACCTTTTGGAAGCACTGTTAATGTTTCTGTATCCATAATAAATTTTCGTTTAATAATCCGCAACTACGCCAACACTCGGCTCGTTAACTTTTAATCCAATTCATATCTCTCTTTTAAAAATCGATTTAACATGTTCCTTGAGTTCTTCCCGTATTTGCTTTTCCTTATCCGGAGTAAGCCCCTCAATATCCATCTTGACGGATACCGTGAATTTCCGCTTGCCTTTCTTAGCGGCACCTACAAAGAATATCTTTCCTGCCGGCGCATGATGACCTTTATGAATTCTCGTTTTGGTAACGGTGATTTTCATTCCTGTGCTGATCAACGAGTCAAGCATCAGTTCGTTAAAATTTAGTTTCTTTTTCATATTGTTATTTTCCAAAATTTATTAGTGGTTGTATACTTCCGTCCGGATAAACTGTATCCATCAAAACATCTCCGGTTGGTTCAGTACCGTCCCAACGGTTTGGCCAGCGGTTGACTTTCCAAAGTGATCTTATTAAGTTCCGTTCTTGTTTATTTAAAAGAGTAACAGTTGGTTTGCCTTCTTTAACAGCTACTTTATTGATTTCGTTCTGGATACGAATGATTTCTTTATAGGCCCGCTTCCTTGATTCCATTGTTAGAGGGCCTAGCCGTTGCTTGTTTTTTTCCTTGCTTTCTTTTCCGGTTTTTCGCAACCTGTTTTGAGGAAGCCTCAAATCCCTCCAGATAGGTTTTAATCGTTTAAGAGGGAACAGATAACCCCATGTAAGCCGTTTTACCAAATTATCCAAAGCTGTGTCTTTTGAAGCTAATGGACAGGCGATACAGCCGGTACGGGCGTTAATTTCTTCGGCTTCATCTCCACCGTAGGCGTCTGCAATCAAAGCAGTTGAAAAATCCCCGTATTCAGGCAGCGGTGCCCAGTGTTTCAGCCACTCCCACACATGGCAAACACGCCAGTGTAAAATAGGCGCCAGTGTGTCGCAAATGCTTTCGGGCATAGTTTCCTGATACCATCCCTGCCCACATTCAGCTCCATCTTTTCCGCATGACATTATGATTCTTTGGTCTCTTATCGCAGACTCGCCCTGACGTACGCCTGTAAGCATTAAAACTTTTTCGCCTTTTTCCTTGAAAATTTTTTCCAGTTCGGCTTTCATCGGATCAATCTTGATCTGACGGGTGCACCATCGGAACGTGTTGTTATTTGGTGGCGGAACACCCCTACCTAAGATATAGGTCATAAACCTTTTGTCGAGCGGAGCGGTTACAATTTTCACAGTGATCCCCAGCTCCTCAAGCTCCTCCATAATTTGTTGCGCGGCAAAATAAAGCGGTGTCAATTCCAATCTGGTATCGGCATACATAACGGTAAGGGTTTCCGGCGCTTTTAACCTGCCTGAGGTTATTAACCAGACTATTAGAGTGACAAGTGTGGTACTGTCTTTACCGCCACTCCAAGCCATGCACCAGTGTTTGTATTTCGGGCCATAGGCTAACAAAGACTGAGTTGTAAGCTCTATGCTTTCATTCATCTGCAGGCGTTTTGAAATGCCCTCAAAAAGATTTGTTTGTATTGCTTTCATATCAAAACCCCCATACTAACATTGCCGCGTCACGGGCGTGGTTTGACGTTACTCCTTGCCAGCCGGTGAGCGCTTTGAAATAACCTGTACTGATTTTTGTCTTAACCTTTCCAGGGCTGGTCATCTGAAAAGGAATAGCTTTGTCCTGTAGGAAATCCTCCCATATCTTGCAGTCCCTCTTAACACTGCCGGCTCCCTGCTTCTTAGCTTCTGCGTCGCCCGATCCTAACCATTTACGTTGCCTCGCGTCCTCTATCCTCACCATCTCGATATGCGCCCCCATATCTGTAACAATCTCAAAAGCCCTGTGTATACGCACCGTATGAAGTTCCAGCAACTTCTTTTCTTTCTTGCTGTAAACAGCTATACCTGTCTTTACACCGGGATCTATCCCGATGATTAAGTTTTTATCCATCTATGTATAATTTAAAAAGTTCAACTCCTGCGGTCCGGCGAATGGTCCGGAAAGGTTATGATGTTGCACATCTCTCTCAGCCTTGACCTTACCCTTGCGCCGTAGTATTCACCGATTGCTTCCGCGTTTAAGTTTGTGGTGAAATGGGTTTTGTTCCGGATACCCCTATCGTACCTGTTCAGAATGACTTCCTGCATCACGTTTACCTCGTTCCCAAAGTGTTTTTTAACGCTCTCTGTGCCTAGGTCGTCAAAAAACGCCCCGATGTCCGCCTGATTGTAGAACTGTCCTCTGGGCACGGAAAACAGCCCGGAATAGTACTGTAAAACATCGTTGCCCCCGTCCTTCATTTCCGTATACTCCCCGGCAACGTCCCGGCATGAAAGCACGCGGAAGGAGTTGACTGTGTTTTTGCGGAAAAAAGAGAGCATCGTGGTCTTTCCGCAGCCTACCGGGCCAACGATCATTATCCCCTTCCGTAACGAGAAGGCCTCCGCGGTTTTTTCAAAAGCCGGATCCAGCGTAAAGTACTGGCATAACAGCTTGAACACGGCCCGGTTACCGTCGTCAATCACGAAATCCGGATTCTGCTCCCTTGCTGTTTTCAGGATTATTTTTCCCAGCTGCTCTGGCGTGTAGTTCGGTACCTCCACCATGCGGTTAACTTTCTCGGCGTGTTCCCTTAGCCGGATTTCCGCCAGTTTTTTAATTTTAGCCGATTTGATGACTTCGTTCAGCTCATCTTCGGAAAGCTCTACATCTTCCCATTCCGGTTTATAGCTTTCCGAAATTGCCACCTGTGATTGCAGGAGGTCTTTGATTGTTTTTTCCATCTTTCAAGTTTTTGTCGTTACAGATCAGTTCATCTTCCCATCCCCGATTGTTCAGAAAGGTCTCCGGATTTTTGCGGTACTGTTTGTTCGGCTGCGCCAGCTTGTATTTCGGCACATAAGCCATTACCGCCTGTTTTTCGGAAACTTTTAAGTTTTCCCATTTTTTCTGAAGCTTTTCCACCTTTCCGACTTTCTTGTCGTAAGCGTCCCAGAAGCTTTTGAATGAAATACCAAGTTCTTCAGACGGGAACATCTCAGGTGCTGATTTTTTTTCAGCACCGGTGGATAGTGTTTCTTTGTTTAATGGTTTACTTGTTTCTTTGTTTAATGGTTTATTTAAGGCAACAGTGCTATTAACTTGCTTTGTCACGAGCGATTTCAGTGCTTTGTCAAGAGGTTTGTCAATTTTTGATAGGGCAATTTTATCTGCTTTGTCAATTTTTGATAGGGCAATTACGTTAGCTGTGAACTGGTTTCTGCTTTCTCTTACCACGTTTACAAAGCCCCATGCCACAAGGTCGTTAAATACCTTTTTGTACGTATTGTAAGATGAAATGCCTACCGCCGCCATCGTTTGATCCCTTGGTATCCCGAACTCTTTTACCCAGCCCATCCGGTTGTTGAGCTCTATGAACCACATAAGCATTGCGCAGTGGTTGCCCGTCACCTTGCCCTGATTCTCGAAAGCAAAATCAAACCACGCCCGTGAAAGCTGATAACCGGTTATCTCCATTAATAAAGATCTTTGTTCTGTAAATTCATTTTGCCCAGAGCCAGTTGCATTTTAGCCATTTCAACCTCAGTCCTGCCAAGATCTATAAGTGTTTTAAGCTGGTCGTTGATAGCGTTTGCCTGTCCAATATATGCCGGATCTGCTTTCAGCTTTTCGATGTTAGACATAATGATATTTGAAAGCGCCGGCACGTTGCTTTTAAAAGAGAGTTCCGGTATTTGCATTACCTGTGCCGGAAGCGTTTCTTCTTTCTCTTGCCTAGCAGAAACAAACGGAGTATCCTCATCTACCGGTAAAAAACCTCCTAATATCTCATCGGCTTCATCATGGTGGATCACCAGATCCTCACGGCTCGTAACAATTTTTGAAAATGTGGTCTCGCACTGGTAGCGCAAAACCCGGTGCTCTTTTCCTTTATATAAATAAAGCTTGCCTGCCATTACCGCCAGCTTACTTTCCATTTGCATTTTTGTCATGGTTCTTGATTTCTCTGTTAAGTTTTAACTGTTGTCTTTTTAATTCTAAAAGCTCCGGCGAATCCAACACAGCTTCCGTATCGCCTGTTTTCCCCACGATGCACCTAGCTACGTATTTATCCCCTAGCCTTAAGGCCGGATGGTTGCGTTTCCTGTTTTCTTTTCGCGTGATCATCTCCAGATTCTCCAGCGTGCAGTTCATCGGATCACCATCCTTAAACCAAAGGCAGTGGCCACTAGGTACCTTGCCGTTTGCTTGCTCCCATAAATGCTTATGGAGCATGGACCATACACCCACCTTTATACAGATGTACTTATAACGCTTGCCTCCACGTTCCCGATGGTCGTGCCTTATGGTGATTTTCCCTACCTCGTTGTAGGTGTTGTGCGGCAATTGCCCTTTTTTGAACCTCGTAGCCTTGGTCCTTTCAATCGCTTCCGGACTCATGTACTCGGTTTGCTTTTTGCCTTTGTTCACAGGCGTCATGCCTTTGCGGAACTGGTTTTTTTGAATGTGGCAAGCCATAAACTCAGGAGTCTTTCGTAGCTTTAATTTAAAAGCAGCGGCTTGGACTGACTTCTCTGACCTACTAAACTTTTTAGCGATTTCTGCATTAAGCGTGTCCGGATATAGTTTTATCAGTTCCTGCTCGTCCGCCCAGGCCCAAGACAATAGCTTTCCTTTCTTTCTCAGCCTTGTGTTGCTGGCTTTTGATTTTATCTCTTTGTCGCTGAAAGGGAATATCTTGGCCAGCTCGGCAAGGGGAAGCACCGGGTATAACTCCCGGAACTTCTCTTCGTATGCTTTCCACATCCCTCTCATTATTCCTCCGATTTTATGATATAAGCGGATAACTCAAGTTTTACGGAAAGATCCGTCTGCAGCACAAACTTCCGCCCGCACCCTCCTTCTTCTTCGTCACAGTTGATAAACTGATGATCCCTGCCGGTCTTAGCTTCTATTTTATAGAACCTGTTTGTAATACCGCAGTACGGGCATTTCACGTGCCTATCGGCAAAAACATAATTATTGGCCATCTGCCACTCCTTTCTCCAGATCCGCAATCCTGGCGTTCAATTTAGCTTCCCGTTTTTCCCTTATACCCTCTTGGTCCAGCTCGAACTCCAAAAGCTCTTTAGGGCACCATTTGGCCGCTAGATTGAAAATTATCGCACCTCCCAGGGAGTTAGGAAAAATCCCGGAGTAGTTGCTTAATAGCGATATCCTTACCATGTTGCCGATATCTTCCGGCGACACACCTTTTACCCCGTTGACAAAAGCGATCCCCTCTGAAGCTGAATATTTCTTTTCGATACCGAATTTCTTTTCGATATCAGCAGACTTTTTGCCGTAACCTATCCGGTTAAGAAAATCAGCATACATGCACTGGAATTCCTCGTCCGTCAACGGTCCTTGAGGGATGTTAACCGTCATGTGGTCTACCAGTCTTTTCATCACCTTTTCTTTATCCAGCTCACGGCCGCGTTTGATTTTTGATTTAAGGTCTAAGATCTCCGAAGCTTTGGAATCCTCTTTCTGTATAGCTTTTTTAGCAGATTCATATATCGAAACTTTCTTGTACTTCCCAGACGCTAGATCAAAGGCGGACATCAGCTTTAGCGATTCTTCGTTGTAATACTCCATATCTTCCGCAAAATCGCTCTCAGCTTCTTTCACTGCTTGGTTATACTCTTCGTCAGAATCATAGTCTTCGCGGTCTACTTCTTCCAGCTCGGGCTTGGTAAGCCATCTTACTTGGTGCGCTTCGTAAACTGTAAAACCTTCCTTCCGCAGCTCCTTAGCCTTAGCGCTTTTGTTCCAGTTGGTATCGATTAAGGTTACATTTGGGTCTTTTATAGCCTCCTCAACATTAGCATCGTAAGCGGTTTTGGTTTTTTTGGCGAAACATTCCGGATCCATGCATACCGGCTCCTGCTCGTCAAAAAGAGCCAGCGAACACGCGGTGTTGTGAGGGCATTCGGTACATGCCTGTGGCACGCCGGCGAAGTTCCTAAGGCCCGTATCGAAAATAGCTTCAGCAAGCTTATTGTTGGTGTTATGCTCCAGCCACCATTTGAGGTTCTTGAGAGTGCCTGCTGATTTCTCGCCGTAGCGTTGTTCAAAGGCGTACTCATGCCATGCGGCCTGGTGCTTATCGGCCACTCTCGCCAATCTTTCCGCATGCCCTATCGGCAGCTCGCCAGTCTTTACCTTTTCAAAAAGCGGAGGGATAAGCTTTAATAATAACAATCTTCTGGTCACGTAGCTTTCCGGCTTGCCGATTTTCGCCGCGATATCTTCAACGCTATATCTCATGCTTTCTATCATATGTTCAAAAGCTTCCGATTCCTCAATCGGGCCAACGCCTTCGCGCTGCAGGTTTTCCGTGATGATGATCTCTACTGCTTCCTCATCCGTAAGGTTTTTGATCATCGCCGGTATTTCTTTCATCCCTGCCGCTAGGCACGCTTGGTACCTGCGCTCGCCGCACACGATTTCGTAACCATCTGCATCAGGCCTCAAGGTAATAGGCTGGATAAGCCCAACGGAAAGAATACTTTCTTTAAGTTCGCTGATAGACTGTTCGTCAATACTCTTTCGGATATTGAGACTGCTGGGGCTGATAAAATTTACTGAAATGTTCATTACGCCCAGCGGGTCAGGGGATCCGGCTGTTTTTAGGTTTTCTTTTTTATTTGCCATTTTTTTAGATTTTTGATTTGTACAATTCCATAATATCGTTCATCACGCTTTCGCTCACCACCTCTTCGCTTCCGGTAACGCCAGCTACCATCGCGCGTTTTTTATCTACGATGTCGTAGATGTGTTCGTCTATTGTGTTCCGCCCGATAAAGTAGATGCAGCTCACGCTGTCTTTCTGCCCGATCCTGTGCGCCCTGTCTTCTGCCTGCTCGTTGATAGCCGGATTCCACCACTGCTCGATGAAAGCAACCGTACTGGATGCCGTAAGCGTAAGGCCAACGCCTGCAGCGATAATGTTTCCGACAAACAGCTTGCAGTCGGGATCGTTCTGAAACTTATCAACGGATGCCTGCTTCTGCTTCTCGTTGTCGTCACCGGTTACGGTTACGCATGACGGATAATGCTGTTTAACCTGCTGGATGATTTCCTTCAGATAACCGAATAAAATCATCTTCTCTCCAGATTCCAGCATGTCGTCACAGTAAGAAAGCACATCGTGCATTTTGCCCCGGGCCGCAATGTTTTTAAGAATGCCCATCTTCACCATCACCTCACCTCTCACGGCTCTCTCTATCTTTTCATCATCCGCATCTTTGTACTGCTTCAGATAATTAATCAAGTCAGCTTCCGCATCATCATACTCTTTCCGGTTAGTGATGTCGCAATAGACTATCTGTCTCATTTTTGCCGGCAGATCCTTTAGGACTTCCGATTTATCGCGCTGGTAAAAGCAGGTGGTCCTGAGCTTATAATTCAGCTCTTTAAGATTTGACGCTCCGGAAGGCCCGGAACAGTACCTGTCCAGAAAACCTTTATATCCGCCGAAAGCTCCCAGCTGGTCTATGATGCCGAGCTGCGGGACCAAATCATTAGGCTTATTCATTACCGCCGTGCCTGTGCATAAAAGCACCACCTCTTTACCGGTGGCCAGCGCCTTAACAAACTTTGTCTGCTGCGTCTGGAAAGATTTGCACCGGTGGCTCTCGTCAACTATCACCGACTTAAAAAGATGGATGTGTTCTTTAAAAACGATGTCGCGCAGGGTGAGGCGTTTTTTTTCGCTTTTCTTTGGCATACTGCGTACAAAGTATTTTTTAAGGCTCTCGTAGTTAACTATAAAAACGTCCGCCAGGCCATGCTCCCAATATCTAGGAAAGGTATTTTTGATATTGTCGTTCAATACCATCGCTTTTTTGTCGGACCATTTTTCGGCAAATTCACGTCTCCAGTTTTCCTTTAAGGTAGATGGGCACACCACTATACAAGGGAAAGCGTTTAGGTGTATTACCGTTGCGATCGCCTGAACAGTTTTCCCCAGCCCTGGCTTATCGCCGATAATCAGGCGTTTCGTTTTTAAAGCGTAGGCTACGCCCTGCTTCTGGTAGGGGAACATATCCATTTTTAAAGGTATGTCCACGGTCAGCTCGGGCATATCCGGAATTACGTACTCCACCTCCGGCTCTTTTTGTGAACCCCATGATATTCGGTTTGAGTAAGCAAACTTCTCAAGAGCTATCCGTTGCGCAGCCGGGACCGTCCAGACTTTTCTCATAGGATCCCACCGGTAGCCGGGGATCTCTTTAATCCTTTCTACAAGCTTAGGGTCGTAGCGGAAGCTTACTTCGTACAGGTTGTTTCTCGGGATGATATATCCGTTCATTTGGCTGGTGATTTATGTTGGCTACTGTTCGGTATCGGCAAGTTTTACAACTTTCTGCTTCCGTTTAGGCTTAGGTTTTTCCTCGTCATCGCTGACCGTGCTGATCTCTGTGGACAGGTCATCTCCGGCAAACATCTCCAGCTGTCTTTTCGGCGCCTGCTTACCGTCGTAGTAAAGGTGTATTTCTTCCTGTAACGCGTTCACACACTGCGCAAGCTCAGATATAAATGGATAAGTGTCATTATCCCAGCGGATAAACGGGGTGTTGAGCGACATAACTAAACCGCTCCCTAGCGTGCGCTGTGCCGATATGGTAACACCTTCATATTCATCTTCTCCGGAAACGGTAAAGCTGGACACTTCGATATCAGAAAAACGCTCCGCTTCGTTCCATTCGTCCAGTGGCCCGGTTAGCTCGCATATGTGGGCAACGTGAGGGTTTAAAGCGTGGAACGCCTCTTCTAAGTCTTTGTGGGCGATCCAGTCGCATTTAACGCCTTTGTGGTCTCTTTTTGCTTTGTTAAGCAGTTTTTCAGAAAACTCTATCCCGTCGATGGTTTTCTCTTTTGTGATTTTTGCTTTTGTGATCCTATTTATCATAACCTATCAGTTGGTTTTTTAAAACAGGGAACTTGCATCCAGTTCCCTGTACGATTAACACATTCCCGCTCTGGCTTAATACAGACACGAGCGTTCCTTTTTTGCCGTATAGTTTGTTTTTGTGGAAACGGCTGTACACATCTTCTTTAAGCCTGTACTTCATCCTTAAAAAGTATCTACATCTGCTTTCATTACACCTGATTCCTCATCATCCTCCTCCCAGCAGTCCCAACAAGTAACAGGATATCCATGCACGTATATACCTCCTTTAGGATGCTTGAAATATTGTCCGCAGTTCTGACAACAAGATCCATCAGTCATATCTTCAGCTATCTCACCCATTTACTGTTACCTCCTCTCCCTCCATCGCGAAAATTTTCTTATCTGTAATCAAATGCCTGTACGTCTCAATAAAATCGATAAGATGCTCCACGTGTGCCTTAAGCCTTTTCACGTCCCTTTCTTCGTCGAATGAATAATCTTCGATATATGTGTTCGTAAAGTCAGTGATGTGATAACGGAAAGACGATGTTTCCAGCCCCTCCTGTCTTAACGTGAAAGGATATACCAGGTGCTGGTAATTGTGCAGAAACTTGGGAAACTCGTACTTGGAAGTAGTTTTGATATCCACAACCGTATCAAGTGCCAGCTCGTCAATATATCCGTAAAGCTCTACCGTACCGCGTGATGTCCCCAAATGGCCGGAAGTATATATCTGCCTGTTTGATTTAGCATACGTATAAGCGAAATCCCATACTAGTGCCTTTTTGTAATCAAAAACCCATTCGTTGCCGGTCCTGTCGGTGTGTGTGCAGGTAAGCACCTCATGCCCTCTTAACGCTCTTTCGGCAATCTTGTACTTAGCGCAGGCCTCGTCGTATCGGTTATCCGCCAGCATATCCACCAGCTCATTAAAACAGGTTCCTTTCTCCGCAGCTTCGCTTGTAAAAGGAACTCTGTTGATTTTGTCTATAAATTCCTGGAAGGCATTCTCCGCCTCTGAACGCAGGTAGTAATGAAACGCATCAAGAAGTGTGGCGTAGAACTTATACCGCGGCTTCGACTGGCTGTTTTGATTTTTCATATTCTTTTGTTTTGGGGTTAAGGACTAATTTTAATGCGATTGTCTTTTCTTTGAAGAGTCTGCCAGCCTGTAGTTTTGAGTCCCAGATATGTGTAAGCTCCGGATCCGAAACCCACTTCACAAAATCATTTGCGGTAGAAGCGTCTGCAATACCGTCGATAGACTCTTTAATGGTGGTCATTAAGCTGTCGTATCCTTTCGCTATTTTCTTCCTATTTTCAAGGTGCTCCTGATAGTTGCTGAAGATGTTGGTCAAAAGTTTATTTTCCGTACCATCTTCCAGATGCGGAAGCTCGATCCGTGAAGGCAATTGACAAGTATTCTTGCCGTAGAACTTTTCGCAGGGGTCGAAGCTGATGGTGCGTTTCTTGCCGATCGCTTCCATGTAGCCAACAAGGTCAAGCTCCTTAACCAGATCGCCAGATGAGCTGCCGCCGATCTCTGGACGGATGATTTTTTGTTCGCCGTCTTTCTCCTCTTTGTCGTGTGCAACAAAAACAAGGTGCTTGTTCATCTGGTCAACTTGTTTTAAGAAGTTGACGAACATCACCTTTCTGGCGCCGTAACCCTGTAAAGTGAGTGAGCCGTCCTGTTTGCCCAACTTAGGGTCTTTCCGGATAAGGTAGTTAGACATAAAGTCGAGCATTTTACCGGCGGTGTCTATCACCAGCGTTTTATAACCGGATAGATCCTCCTGTAAAACTTCCTGAACATCCTCCCATTTTTCGATCTGCACGGTGTCTGTCTGGTGTGCCGGACTAACGCGGTGCACGCCTCTATCGAAGTCTAACAGCAAAGGCGACGGGGCTGAAAGCCCTAACGTGGTTTTTCCTAGCCCCGGCTGGCCGTAGGCTAAAACTTTAATGTTCTGCTGAACCTTCAGCTCAGCTGGTTTTGTGATTTTACTCATGGTACATTTATTTAGATGATTAATTAATTGACAAAATGATAAGCAGCGCGATGACTGCGATGGCCAGCATAAGCGCTATGGTGACGTTGTCTTTGTTATCACCAATTCTCCCACGCATCTTCTCGCTCCTTTCTTTTTTTAAAAATTTCTTTCTCGATTATTTCCGACAAGTTGCCGATGTAAAGGGCATTTGAACAGTCCTGACCATCAATGACTATTTTGTCTATTTCTACAACCTCGCCTGATGGCGGCGTGGACATATCTCCAGCCTCTGCTTTCTCGTAGAGGTAATCAACCTCAATAGTCTGGTTGAAATACAGTATAGTTTCGCTTAGCATGACTTGAATTTGTTTTTGTAGAACTTGCTTAACATCCGGTGCTTTGGGAGCTTCTTTTTAAGAACCACGTCGAGCTTCCATTGCATGGTAGCTATCATCAATTCTTCGGGAGTTTCGTAGTCTGGCTTCCAAACATCGGCATCCGGTTTGGCTGTAAAGTGAACAGCGCCAGGGGCCAGCTTACGCATTTTGAACCTCCATTTCTTTAAGCATGGCTATTGCCAAATCATCATAACCTCTATCTTTAGCTATCTGTATAGCTGCCAGTTGCTGCGTGTCCATAAGCGCCATGTTGAACGCAGTGCGTATGCACCATTTATCCATAGATTTAATTTGCTCATTGATTGATTCTTTTGCAGACTTGATGCTGTCGTCAGTAAGGTTTGCAGGTACCTGCAAGATTTTGTGTAGATTTGCCATTATTATTATTGGTTTTGGTGATCAGTAGTAACATTTATTTCCCGGGAGGTGGTGCTTCCGGGATTTTTTGTTTTTAAGCAAGCCCTTAACGCCTTAAGGGCTTTTTTGACTTTCAATCAGTTATAAAGAACGAACCTTTGCGTATTTATAAATCATTTATCCCGGGATAGCTTGCCCTTCTGTGCTTCCGCTTTTGACGTGCTATACCTTTATTGTGCTGTAAAACGAACTCTTTCATCCATTCCCACACCTCTGGATCCACCTCAGAAGAAGTCAGGCGATTTTTACCCCTGTGAACCAGCTTCATAAGCAATCCCTTTAATTACTTTCAATAACCGGCGGGCCTCTTTGATTACTTCTTCATTGTATGAGCGCTTAATCCGCGAAAGCTCATTATTTACTGTGCTTCTGGGCACACCTGTAGTATCAGATATCAATGCCGCGAAATTCTTCGGGGCGTTGTCTCTGATAAAAACCAGTTCTCGTGCATCAACTTTCAT